ATCCACTCCTACGTGAAAACCCAGCTCCCGCAGTCGATCAAAAACTACCAGACCGCGCACTCTGAGCGCGAAACCAGGAAGAAATCTCTCGAACTTGTCGCCGATGAAATCACCGAGACATTTCTAAACAAGACAAAATACTTCTATTGCCAGTCATCCGAAATGTATTTCACGTATAATAACCAGGTCCGATATTCGTTGATCCATGAGGACGAGATTCATCACCGAATTCTAACAGGATTTACTTCATCGTCATCAATCACAGGTGCAATGAAATACAAAATCAAGAACCGCATTATCAAAAGTATCCAATCCCGCGATATTCTCTCGTCAATCCCCGAATCTCGCACCATTCAAAATGTAATTGGGCAACTTTATCCCGCGCTATTCCGCAGCCGTGATCATGCCAAGTATTTCCTCACTATTCTCGGTGATGTTCTTCTCAAAAAATCCGCGCCTCTCATTTACTTTATTCCGCCTGTCGCGAAGGAGTTCATCAAAGATCTCGGTGGAGAGTGTTATTCCCTCTTCGGATCAGGGTCCAATGCATTCACAACAGCATTCAAGTTCAAATATTACGAGCATCAGTATAAGGATTGTCGCGTTGTCGATATTCACGCACCGGCATCGACGTCAGCGTCCGCGTCAGCGTCAGTATCGCCGCCATTCACTCGAAATGCCGGGTTCCGTCTCTCGCATATGCCCGATCTCAAATCAGCGGTCATCGATCTTTTCTGTGTTGCCGCGCATTACTCACACCGGTTCGGTAGTGCAGACGATTTTCTACATCTTCATTGTAAAACCCCCGAGGTTGCTACGCATGCATGGTTTTTCCGTGAACGTACTGACCAGCAAATCATCACCGAGTTCGTTGATTATGCAACCGAGCCTGCGTCAGCAGACCACGAGATTTCAATGACAAATATGCTGTATCTCTGGAAGATGTATCTCTCGGAGTTTCGTCTACCAAGTATGTTTTTTGCAGCGACATTGCGGACAAAATTGACAGAGTATGCCGCGGTGGGCACCACCTCCACAACCACCGCCCCCCTCGACGTATTCCCAAATCGCACCAGCAGGTATCTCCCCGTCGTGAGTCAGTTTCGCCAGTTTTGGGGAGAACAATGTATCGTAAATGATACGGAAATAGAGTTGGAAATCGACGAACTTTCAACACTATTCAAGGACTACATCACCGGGGGGTCGGCATCGGGATCGGGATCGGGAGCGGGGTCCGCGTCCGACGCCACCCTTCTCGGTATTTTGCGCCATTTTTACCCGGATATCGTGATCGAGGACGATAAATACATTCTAAATGTGGGGTGTCGTCTTTGGAACAAGAATGCAGAGATCAACGAATATTTACTCCAATTTAAAGAACAGTGTGTCGCGAATAATCACTCGTTTCCGCAACCGTTATACAATGCATACGAGTATTATTGCGGACGATGCTACTCAGCAGCGAAGCGGCGCATTATCAGCAAGCGGTATTTTGAGAAGTATTTCATGGAGGAATACGCGGAATACCTCGATGAAAACGGGATGATTACGATCAAATGGTGGGCGTTCGATGATGGGAGTGTATCAAGTCCGTCTGATCAGGTATCAGATTACGTTGACGACGACTCTGACGACATACATACATTATCATAAAATTTATAAAGAATCGACCGTGTTTTTTTTGTTCCTTCTGGATGAAACATAAAACCGAAGACGCGGTCTTTTTTAAATTCAAAAGCACATGCTCTTCGTTCACCGTCTCGAAATTTCGTGAACCATGCAATCTCTCGAACACCCGCTTTCGCCGCCTCAGGTGTAATTATAGGAAGGTCGTGAAAATGTACTTGAATATGTTGTCGTTGTTCCTCTCCTTTAAATATATGCTCTCTCGAGAGATCCAATTCAACCTCTTTACTACCAGGCCAGTAACTCTTGTATGTAATAAGATCCCCACCATAATACATCATTAAAAATTGGCATCCATGACACATACCTAAAATCGGCAACTTAGGAAAATGAAATATGTAATATAATTCCAATTCGTAGTCGTATTGTTTATTTGTGGTAAAATACCATGGCCGTTTACCAGGAAAAATCAAACCAACTACATCTTTACGATGAATAATATCACGATTGCATGTTGAAACAGTTTTATATGGAATGTTACGATCATCTAATGTATTAAATATTTTATCTAGATAGTTAATCCCATTTGGTTTTTGTTTAGTAATAATCAAAATCATTAAATAAAATTATGTTACCAGTTATAATATAATATAATATACAAACATAATATTTGCTCCAAGTTTCATGATTACCGTCGCCCATCTCCTTCTATCCGCGTAATCCGCCCACTATCAATATAGATTTTCTTAGGAAATGTGGCCGCAATCCCCGAGTCGTGTGTAACAATAATGAGCGTAGTCTTCTTCGACATCTCGTTAATCATTTGAAGAACATATTTCTTATGAAATACATCAACTGCAGCGGTAGGCTCGTCCATAATTGTTATCGGTTTATTGCTAAGATAACTCCTTAATAAATAAATGATCTGACGTTGACCACCACTTAAATTCTCACCACGAGATCCTGCCAGTGTATCGAGTCCTTGTGGTAGTTTTTTGAATACATCCATGATCTTCAAACGATCGAGGATTCTCAATGCTTCTTCTTTTGGTATATCTGTTCCGTAACATATATTATCAATAATAGACCGATTGAACAATACGACCTTTTGCGATACAACTGATATTCTACTTCGTAAATGGGGTCTGTTTATCTCCTGTATATCCACGCCATCAAAGATAATCTGGCCCTCGGTCGGCTTGAAGAATCCGCACATCAGCTTTATAATGGTGGATTTTCCACTACCGTTTGTGCCAATGAATGCAACACGATCACGAGGTTTTATTTCGAATGAGACATTATCGAGTATTTTCGACGATTCCTGTTTATCCGAATTATCACTTGGATATTCAAACGATACATTTTTGAACTGAATATTTCCAGTAATCGGAACATCTGTGTTATTTCTGGTCTCGGAACTACTCGTACTACCCGTGCTACCCGTACTGGGATGATTTGTAGTAGTATCTTTGACTAATAATTTTTGTAGATTCGCTTCATTCTCACATAACTTACCGTACTCCGTAATAACCATCATACTTTGTTGTGATGTGGTTTTCACATATCTTACAAAAAACAGAATAATAATGATTAATTTTATGGTATCTGAGCTACTGACTTGTTTTTTCCTGTATAATGTAAGTAAGATATATACGAAAATAACAAGTAATGCTGAGCCAAACACGGATAATAGGAATCCGCCCTTGGAATTATGCCAGAGAAGCTGTTCATTACTCGTGTCATATACATTGTGTTTTGAATTCAAAAATTCCTTTTCGTCATCGAGTTTCTTAGTTGTTATAATACTTAACGAGTTGCTTAATATATCGTCAATATACAATAGTAGTTCGTTTTCTTCATGTTCACGTTCCGAAGATGTAGCTTTAGTTTTGATCAGCATAAAATAATAGAAAACGAAAAATACAGAAAATATGGCGAGTGTCAACAAGCCAATACCTAAATTCACGTAACATATATATCCGATAATGAAAACCGTTGTTAGTATAAATGTTAAAATCCAATATACGAAAATACTGGTAAATGTTGTAGCTGTATTGGGTATCTTTAATGCCTTTACGATGTGATTTGATATATCTTCTTTGTCGTAATTCTCCTCATTATGCTTGAATATAACGTCGATCAATTTGAATCGGATAAACCGTTCTAATTTTGGATAGTAAATCTTATCAAAGTAATTGCCTACCATGTATGCAACATCAATAAAAATATAAACGGCTGTCATTTTCCATAGGACCGAAATCGACTCTTTATATGCAAGATTGTTGATTGCAGTTGTAAATTCTGTAAATAGATCCGACAATACGATCATCTCAATCGGATTACATATTAGCGTAACCAATATGACTATGATAAGCCATATTTTGTTTTCTTTTGCAAATTCTAATATATATCCAAGAATGATATTATCATTCATATTACTACTATACCGAGATATAATAGTAGTAATAAACTATTTTAACTTAACGCCTCTTGGGTGTGTTGACGAGACGGTTACGCCTTCCAGTCTTAGCGTTAATCTTGATGGCGCCGAACTTACCCTTGCGAGCAGTGTAACCATACTTACGCAGACGGTTCTCCTTCTTGGCGGTAGCGTGCTTCTTTGCAGAGACAATACGGCCGTGCTTGTTAAAGATCAGCTCGGATTTGGTAAGGCCACCGGGGGTCTTGTAAGCGGTTCCGTGCCACACCTGGGCGCGAGATCCTTCCAACATCTCGTAACCCTTGCCGTGAACGTGGTACTTGCCATCATGGCCGCGATCATGTCGTTTCACCATTTTTACTAAATCTGCTGTTATACTAATTCATTAGAAAAAAACGACAAGAATGGAATAGTTAAAATGAATTCGTGATCGGTGCCCCAAATCCACCAGGAGCCCCCGTCCATCGACCAAATCGATTGATTGTATTTACCGCATATACTTTTTTAACATTTTTGGTTTCACTGGCGATCCGAATATTTTGTGCGTAAAGCATCTTTTTCGTTATATTTGTATTATTCGTGGATGTCCTCATTCCTGCGTTCGGGTTTCCTAATGATGGACACTTATAATAAGGCGTTCTGGCATCATTTACAACGGTAGGATTTCCAGACGCGTCGTATTGAACGAGTGCATCCCCGATGCGAAATATATCACTACATGTAAGACCCATACCATAATTGGTACGGTATCGTGGAGCAGCAGCCATTGTGTGAATGTTACATACTCACTGTAAAATAAAATTGAAAGCAAGTTAAACGTTTCATTGTAATATACAGTACCCCTTCGTTCGCAACGCTCGTTTCATAATGCCACCCAAAGTTACTTCTAAATCTACCGCTACCGCTACCGCCGGCGGTGGTAATGGAAATGCAGCCGGAACCGAAGACCTTCAGAAATATCAAAAAATGACGGATATTGAACACATTCTCAAGAAGCCGGATACGTATATCGGAACGATTGAACCCGCCGAGACAATGGAATATGTAATGGACGTAGCACCACCACCAGCCACGAAGACCGATGAAGATCCCGCCGCTGCCGCCCCCGCGCTTACCCGTCGCAGTATCACCTACATTCCCGGCCTCTACAAGCTGTTCGACGAAGGAATGGTGAACATGCGCGATCACGTTGTCCGCCAGGCGCAAGCTGTCGCGGATGGTAAACCCGATGCACTTCCCGTGACTACCCTCGAAGTAGAGATTGATCCCGCTGATGGAACGATCCACATGACAAATGACGGCAATGGAATCGACGTCGCCCAGCACCCCGAGCATAAACTCTGGATCCCCGAAATGATCTTCGGCCATCTTCGTACTTCCACGAACTATGACGAGAACAAGAAGGAGAAAATCGTTGGCGGGAAGAACGGTTTCGGATTCAAGCTTGTCTTGATTTGGTCAGTTTGGGGACGCGTAGAAACGGTTGATCACGTGCGCGGCCTGAAATACGTGCAAGAGTTCAAGAACAACCTTTCTGAGATTATCCCACCCATCGTCTCAAAATCGAAAGTCAAGCCGTATACTCGCGTCAGTTTCCGCCCGGATTACGCGCGGTTTGGACTCCCTTCCAACAACATCACGCCTGATATGCTTGCACTTTTCCTAAAGCGTACCTACGATATTGCTGCAGTGACAGATAAGACTGTGAAAGTGAAATACAATGGCTCGCTCGTTCCAGTGCGTCATTTCCAGCAATACGTCGATCTCTACATTGGCGCGAAAGGAGGCGACAACGGCGTCAAGCGCATCTACGAGAATCCTGACCCGCGTTGGGAGTACGTTGTCTGCCTCACTACCACCGATGAATTCGCTCACGTGAGTTTCGTGAATGGCATCTACACACCCCGCGGAGGCAAGCATGTCGAGTATATCACCAACCAAATCGTGCGAAAGTTGGCCGAACTCATCAAGAAGAAGAAGAAAGTCGATGTGAAACCCAATACCATCAAAGAGCAACTGATGCTGTTCTTGCGCTGTGATATCGAGAATCCGTCATTCTCAAGCCAGACGAAAGACGAGCTCGGAACAGCTGTCGCAAACTTCGGGTCGAGTTGCAAAGTCAGCGACGATTTCATCGAGAAGCTCGCGAAGCTCGGTGTCATGGATGCCGCATGCGCGCTGACGGAAGTCAAGGATACAAAAGCCGCGAAAAAGACCGATGGCGCGAAAACCAAGACGATCCGCGGAATTCCTAAACTCGTTGATGCGAATTATGCGGGTTCCGCCGACAAATCCGCGCAGTGCACGATCATCTTGTGTGAGGGAGATTCAGCCAAAGCAGGTATCATAAGTGGTCTCAGCAAAGAAGACAGGAACTTTATTGGTGTCTATCCGATGAAAGGTAAGCTATTCAATGTTCACGGCGAGACGACCAAACGTATTTCGGAGAATCGCGAGATTGCGGAAATCAAACAGATTCTCGGTCTTGAAACGGGAAAGACGTACACTGCAGCGGATATCGCGTCCAAGTTGCGTTACGGGCGTGTTCTCTTCATGACCGATCAGGATTTAGATGGTGCACATATCCAGGGTCTCGGGATCAATCTCTTCCAGACAGAGTGGCCATCACTTGCGAAAATCCCTGGTTTCATCGGGTTCATGAATACACCGATTCTGAAGGCTCGCCGTGGTGCACAGGAGATTATCTTCTACAATGACGGCGAGTTCGAGCACTGGAAGAAACAATTCCCCGGCGCAGTCGTCCCCGCGGCCTGGAACACGAAATATTATAAAGGTTTAGGTACAAGTACCGGAAAAGAGTTCAAGGAGTACTTTGAGCATAAGAAGATGGTGAGCTTCGTTCATACCGGCAAAGAAAGCGACGATCACCTGGATATGGCGTTCAATAAGAAGCGCGCAGACGACCGTAAGGAGTGGCTGGCGAATTATTCACGCGAGGCGTACTTGGATACATCGAAACCAGAGATCCCTTATGAAGAGTTCGTTGACCGCGGTCTTATCCACTTCTCCATCTACGACAATGAGCGTTCCATTCCGAACTTGATGGACGGGTTGAAGATTTCGCTGCGTAAGATTCTGTATGCGGCGTTCAAAAAGGGTGGTCTGAAATCGGAAATCAAGGTTGCGCAGTTCAGCGGGTATGTTTCCGAGCACTCGGGCTACCACCACGGCGAGGCCAGCCTCAATGCGGCGATTGTCGGGATGGCGCAGAACTTCGTTGGCAGTAACAACATCAACCTATTCGAACCCAACGGTCAGTTTGGCACCCGACTCAAAGGTGGTGAAGATTCTGCAAGTGAAAGGTATATCTTTACACAACTTAACCGGCTGACACGACTCATCTTTCGCCAAGAAGACGACGCGGTGTTGTCGTACATCAACGACGATGGTCAGCTTGTCGAGCCAATGTACTATGCGCCTGCGATTCCGATGATTCTGGTGAACGGAAGCAAGGGAATTGGAACCGGATTCAGTACGGATGTTATGCCATACAACCCACTTCAGATCATCGCATACATTCGTGCAATGCTAAAAGACATAAGCGTCGCCGATCGTCCGGCTATCGAGCCATACTTCAAGGGATTCAAAGGAACCATCAAGAATATATCATCTGAATCACCGAAATATCTCATCAAAGGAAACTACGAAATCGTCGCTGATCGTAAAGTCCGCATCACCGAGCTCCCAATCGGAACATGGACCGATGATTACAAGCAGTTCTTGGAGAAACTCATGGAAGCTCCATCGCCGTCAGAGAAAGAGAAGGAAAAGGACAAGACTGCCGCTAGCAACGCCCCCGTACTCAAAGAGTATAGCGATATGTCTACCGATTCCGTCGTGGATATCACCGTGACGTTTCATCCATCGTACCCACATACACCGAAAGACCTTCAGGCCGCGATCGTGGATGCTGAAGCAGGAACAAATAAGCTGGAGAAGCTTCTCGGGTTATTCACTACACAGAGCACAACCAATATGAATCTCTTCGACGCACACGAGAAACTACGTAAGTATGCGACCATCAACGATATCATTGAAGATTACTATTTGGAACGCCGGGCACTTTACGCTAAACGCAAGGCGGCGATGCTTGCACAAATGGCGAATGAACTGCGTCTTCTCACAAACCGCGCCAAGTATATTCAGGAAGTGTTAGACGACAAGCTGGAGCTTCGCAGGCAGACGAAGGAAGCTATCTTTGCAAAGATGACCGAGCATGGATACGAACACATTGACGGAGACACCGAGTTCAAATACCTCTTGAAGATGCCGATGGATAGTGTAACGGATGAGAATGTCAAGCATCTACTAGGAGATCGTGATACGAAGCGCGCGCAACATCAGGAGCTCAAAGAAACATCAATCGAGGCGTTATGGACCCGTGACTTGGATGAACTGGAGGTAGAGTATAGGAAATGGGTCACAGCATCGGAGGCATCAGGCGCTTCCGGTTCATCGTCGTCGTCTAGTATCGGAGGCGGCGGAGTTGCAGCAAAGAAGAAAATGGTCGTGAAGAGGTCGTAAAATATAGAACAATATGTATCCCGCATGAATAATAAATAATACCTATTTTTTATTATTCGAGAAGATGAATCACGTCAAAACCACGGCTTCAACTCAAGTGTCTTATGCTTATAGTCAGAGAAGTTAGGCCGCGCGATTGGTGTATACATGTTGCTAACATCACGCTTATACTGAATGTATCCCTCAGCTTCGCCGTGCACACGAGGAACACAATAATCAGCAACTAACTTATTCAACTCTATAATTTGATTGCGAATATCAACCGGCGAGTTCGTCGAATTCTGTAAATAAATCGTGCGCATGATGATTCTAAGTGTGTCGCAATCCTGTTCACCAATAACATACTTTCCGCGTGACATTATGTAGACGCCCGAACGGATTGCATTTTGGATAATTTGCATATTCTCTTTGCTAAAGAAGGCATTCGAAAGCGGTGAATCCTCCCAAATACCATTCAATGCATCGCGGTAGGTAACGCATTGATGAACTGGGTTTTTATCATAAAGAGCAAATTGATCTTGAACTGATGGACTCACAATGTCCAAACGTCCGTTTTTAGGTTGTCCAATAAATGTTTCTTCGGGAAAAGTACGATAGTCAAAACGATTCATTTAATTATTCTGTATATTATATAGAATATCGTATATTTAATAATTATATACATCTAATGGATTTTACTTCATCTGGTAAAAATACCGGAACTTCTGCATTCGGAAGTTCATCATCAACTTCTGGTGACAGTGGCGGCGGCGGTGGAATGTTTAGCGGTTTTTTCAATTTATCTATTCAAAAAATGGTACTTTTGCTTGCAATCATTGCGTTTTTTATATCGGTAGGAACTGTTGCGATTTTGTTGTGGAAGTCAAAGAGCACCCAGAAATGGCCCCCTGAGATTTCGAAGTGCCCCGATCGTATGGACTATGATGGAACAAATAACAATTGTGTTGATAATTATGGGTTATGGACTGAAAAGAAAACTCTAACACCAGAATCGACTGATTGCACAAACTTCAGTTCATACAAGGATCTAAAATATAACGGGTCGGGTCTAACAGGTGACGACAATGCGTATGTTCCATGGGAGGGAATATTCGATGGTGCAAAATCGCGCGCGAGTTCTCTTAAGTGTTTAACGTAGGCGTTAGAACTGCTCTGCTCGCTCCGTGTTCTCCGCTGAGCTCTGCTCGCTCCGTGTTCTCCGCTGAGCTCTGCTCGCTCCGTGTTCTCCGCTGAGCTCTGCTCGCTCCGTGTTCTCCGCTGAGCTCTGCT